CTCTCAGTCAGCCAGGGCGTCGGTTCAGGCCGAGTTTCAAAGTGGCGCCATGCACGGCGCGGCTGAGTTGCTTACGGTCCTGACCACATTTTCAATCTTTAAAAAAGGACTTGGGCCTCGAGAGGTCACAGAGTTCGCAAAAAGAATTTCCGTTTTTGACCGTGTCAAGCAGGGCTACGAGTCGTTCATTGATTGGGCCATGCGTGGCTTTCAGTCCATTGTCAACAGCGTGCGAACCATGTTCGGCAAGGAGCGCGTTGCGCTTTTCAACGATTCTCGCAAGCCAGCACTTGACTGGATGCGTGAGGTCGATAAGGCCTATGCGCAGCACAATACTGCCACCGCACCAAACACAACCGAGGAGCTTAACAAACTCGTCAAGTTGGTTGTCGACGGCAACGCTTTCAAGGACCTCTACCGCGGCACTCCCATGTCGCGGCAAGTCGATGATTCGTTGGCTCGTGTTGTCTGCCTTTTGCAGCCCCATTTGGGCGCGCTCAACGCGCGTAACAACTTTCGCCAGGAGCCCGTGAGTGTCATGCTTGTCGGTGCCCCTGGTGTTGGTAAGACGCTCATTTCCATGGCTGCGTGCATCACCATCATGACGAAGAGCGGCCTTTTACCAGAGGTCAGCTTTGAGAAGGCGGCGGAGAACATTTGGCAGAAAGGTTGCAGTGAGTTTTGGAACAGCTACTCCAACCAGATGTGCGTGATCATGGATGACGCATTTCAACAGCGTGTCGACAAAACAAACCAAGACAATGAGTTCATGAACATCATTCGTATGGTGAGCTCTTGGTCCATGCCTCTCAACATGGCGGACCTTGCGTCGAAAGGAAAAATATTTTTTGGCTCCAAGCTCGTTTTTGGCACGACCAATTTGGCAAGCATCGCGAGCGAGGCTCGTGTTGTCCTGCAGGAACCTGAGGCTGTCGCGCGGCGCATCAACTATGGCTACAGGCTGCACTTGTTGCCTAAGTATATGAACTCGCGCGGCCACCTTGACATGGGACTGTACGAGAGCGAACAGCTCTACGCTGCAGCGCATGGTACTGATGTTGGCCGTTTCCCATGGCATATGTGGGAGGTGTCCAAGCATGATTTCATGTCTGGCATCACGGACCCCGTTCGTCGGCCCATGCTTGACCTCATCATGGACATCGCAGATGAGCTTCGCTCACGTGGGAGCAATTTCACGGCCAGTGAGACTTGTATGCGAAGCTACGTTGAGGGCTTGGCCAGCTCGGTGCAGCAGCCTCCAGTGCCATTGTCACCCACCAGTTGGGTGCAGTCTGCGGCACCCCAGCCTTCATCAGCTACGCTTGACGTTGAGCCTCAAGGTGGACTGCGGTTGTGGCGAGGACTTCACAAGGAGATTCCCAGACCAGGTCAGGCGCGTGCTGCATTTTTGGAGGATTTTGAGGACTTCATGTCGACTGCGGAGGATGCTCAAGCATGGTG